CAATATAGTGATCATCCACATTACTGGAAATACCTAAAAATCCAATACTCCAATGAATCACTAATGAAAACTCTGAAGTCTTTCCCACAGCAGCAAAACTTCTATAGGCCATAAGAAGGGGAGAATCATCTTTGAATCCTTTAGGGTTTTTAGCAAATAACCCAAGCTCCGTAATGCTTTTTCCATTTGCTGTCCTCTCATCTAGAACTATTTCACTTTCAAAAGAATCCATAAAAAACCTAGAAACTCTTCCCTCTTTTATCTTTGCAAAATATTCATCACTTCCACTAAAAATAATTGAGGAAAGGGGGGCACTTGTATTAAGTAATTCTGTATAGGTAAGGGGTCTAGCAGTACTCATAGTAGAAGCATTAAACCCTCTATATCTTTGCTGAATAATCAGATCAGTGTCCTCTCCATAATCAGACCAATCAAAGGGGGCACTCAATTGATAAAAAGTGGAAGATGCTTGACGGGGAGGGGTATCAATATACCCAATAGCACTAGTACCTACTTGAAAGTAATAAGGACAATAATCATCAGGATAATCAGAACCAGTATTTGTCTGAATATCTATAAAAGCAGACCCCAATCCAGCAGTAACTAGATTAGCTCTATCTAGCACTACTTCTTGGGTGCCATCCTTATAAACTTTACAAACTGTAATGTGTCCTTTAATCATGAGATAACCTAAAATCCATTGTCCATTTAAGTATTAAGTTATTAGTCTGTTGAATGCCTGGGGTTACTCCATCATCCTTATTTCTAACCAAATTTTCAGTAAAAGTCTTCTTAGCAAACAATCTATATTCTCTGTTATTAGCCCCAGCCCTGTCTAAAGGCCACTCAAGATGGTTAACTACTGGAGTAGTAACATCAGCAAAACATTTCTGTACATCAAAAGTCCATAGTCCAATGTGATGAAGACCTCCATAGATATTAAACATCTTACAATCATCTGGGTGGAGGGCTAAACAAAAGTGAATTCTAGGATCAGTAACAAAATCAATAGGATTTGTCTGAACCCCAACTCCAGAAACAGTAGGATACCCTCTCCAATCAGTAGAGTCAGCGGGATCCCAGCCAGTAGCCCCCGGCCATTCAGTAGCTGCTAAAGCTACAGGAAGTACTCTACAAAACCCTCGGTAGTCCACATTAGCTCTACCATTAAAGGAGTGCGTGGACCCTACACCTTCAGCACTTGCTACAAGATTAAGAGTTCTGTCAGCAACAAAATCCCCCTCTAAGGAAGAAACTAAGGCAGTCCAAAAATTTCCGTTACCATGCCCATCAGCAGCATTCCAACTCACAGCAAAGGCTCCAACTGTATAGGCAGAGGCATCTTCTAAATTAAAGTTAATCCTATTTTCAAACTGTCCAAAAGACTTTGTTCCATCTCCACTCACATTAACATAAGCCATATTAACATCTTCTAATTTAGTGTCCAAGGGATCTGGGTAAGAAGGAAGTTTATAGGGGGGAGTATAAGAGGAGGCAGTAACAGTCCCTGGAACAGTCCCACTTAAATATAAAGCTCTTATTATACGATTTACCTTTACACTCCTATCTGGGTTAACCCAGGAAGTAGGGTCATTTATAGCAGCCAAAGTAACATAGGACGCAGGGGCACCAGTAAGCTTTTCATTACAAGTACCCGATGAAGAGACAGCATTATTACCGAAGTTTCCTCCTGCTGTTCCAAAAGAGATAGCATTCACCCTCCAATTAGAGGTATCCATTATAGAGGGGGTCACGGCTAAAACACTAGAGGGAGTGGTTAGCATATCTACAATAGTTTCCCCTGCCCCGTCTACAACTAGATTACTTTCTGTATGCAGCAGTCTACAGGACCCATCATCCTCTATGCTAAAAACCTCTACCTTACCTCTCATTTATTTCCACCGTTGTTAGGAAGTTATGATTTGAATTTATCGTATTGGGATACATTTGAATATTTGATCTGTAATTTAGTCTACTACCACCACTTACTTCCATAATACCAGAAGTAATGGTAGAGTTTCTACTAGCCAAATTAGTACTAAGATCTTTAAAGAATCTGAACACCACCTTCAAATCTGAAATATCTAATTGAGCTTCTCCATATTTAGTCTGGATGACTGCTTTATTATAGTTAGTAATATCTTTTACCTGGATATCTTCTAAGACCATATACTGAGTAGAACTTCCCTTCATTAGGAAGAACTCAAGAGTATACTTCTGATCTAGTCTATGTACCTTTCCAAACTGCCCCCTATATCGAGGAGGCGGTATAAAGTGTTTATTATTTGTAGAAAAATTAAACTTAATAGTATTAAGAGTTTTTTTACTAATATTAGCAATAGCTTGTTCATTAGATCCTGGAACAAAATTATAATCAACACACCTATAGTCTGTTACATCCTCCACATCCCCCCTTGTGAAATCTCTACTTTGAGACCTATTAAGTACATTATTTATACCTCCAGGCCCCGACAGATCAGAAACGGCTATGGGTTCCCAATAGTTCTCTGATGTTCCACAAGAAGTATCTCCTGCCACATAGGACCATATTTGATTAAGTTCAGGATCTGTATGAATCCAGAATCCTAAACTTAATCCTCCCGTAAATGTACTACTGAGATCTAGATTGTGTGCCTTAACAGTAACCTCATACTCATGATTTGGTTCTAGAAAATTTCTAGCTAAATCAGTAGAATCAGAATTATCAATTCTTACTCTAATTCTGGGGAGAGTATTTCTTGTTTCTGGCCTATGGTACTTAATAATTTGATTATTAATCAAATACTTAGCGTAGGAATACTTGCTCTGCTTATCTCTAGTTAAATCAAAGATAGAAAATATGGTATGGTCTCTAAACAGATAAGAAGTAGAAGTATCAACTAATTCAATCGAGCTTACTAAATGCCTATTTCTAAACTCTGGATAAGATAAGAATAAATCCCCTGCATCTGACGCTGCCGAAGTCCCTAGATCATGATTACCTTTTCCGTTCATCCCAGAAACACTCAAGACTCCACTTCCTCCGTAGTAAGAAATATCAACCTCTTCTGTAGTTGTACTGGCTGCTAAATACCCACTAACCTCTAATGCGGAACCGTCTATATCTAAATTAGAATTATAAATTAAAGGTCCATAAGTATGGGTAAAAATATTTGGACCTCCAATTAGATCATAATTATTATTAGTAGAGTGTCCAGAAAAAGTGCTTAGATAAGTATTAAATAAACTGTGAACCTTTGATCCAAAAGTAAAATGCTCATAATAGCTAAGGGACTTATCAGACGCTTCTTGGTTAATAAGGTAGTTTCCCATAGACTTAGGAATATCTAAACCTCCATAGGCTGCACTTTGAGCATACCATGCACTAAAATTAGCTGGCTCCAAGAGAGAATTACTTACTGCCCAGTCAGGATTGATATCCCCATTCTCCCCAAGATATCCAGATACCATAGAGCTTGCCTGAAGATACTTTTCAGTATCATGAGTTTTATTCATTACATATAAAATTTCAGGGAGCATTCCCCTTCTACCATAAGTGTTACAATCAGAAGAAGCAACGTCCTGTTTAATTCTAGAAGCAAAAGTATTACTAATATCATAACCGAAGAACGCATTAGATGAGCTTAAATTTTCACAAATATTCCATACCCCATCTAAAGCTTCCCTTCCTAATAAGGTTCCAATCCCATATTTTCCTTGGCTTTGCCTAACAATAACATCCTCATATCTTAAAGAAGAGGGAATAAACCCTAAAGGAAGATATCCTAATCCAGAAGAGTAATAGGTTGTGGATAGCTCTAAACTTCCTGGATTATTTCTACCTCCTCTGGTAAACATTTTATTCTCTGGGAGGAGATTATGGTAGTTTCTTCTCCGTAATGAGTTTCTTCGTACAGCCGTATAGTCGTTAGCTGCATAGAAGGTTTCTCCTGTTCCAGACAGCAGGGGATCATTAGGACTGTCCACTGCTGTCCTCTTGAACCTGTGTGGAGATAGTCCTTCTTGCGTTGCCACATATTCCATATTTACGGCGCAGGTTTCAAAGTTTGTTGTAACTGTACTAGATCCCTCATAAAGATTAGTAAAGTTAGGTCTCCATTCTCTACAATCGTTATCCCCAATAGCGTCTAATCCGTCTGCTACATCTGAAACAGTTAAAAGAACTTGTGGTATAGCATGAGCAGGAACAACTTGGTCTAAAACTTTCATAACCTTTGTTATACCATACTTAGAAGAGGCTGTACGTTTATAAGTATACCAATTAAAATCACTAGAAGTAAAATTCATAAGGAAGTGTGAAGACTTCCCATTCCACATACTCAAGAGACTTAAAGGATCTGGGGTTCTCTCACTAGTTGCTTCTTTAATAATGTTAGCATAATTAGGAGGATACGTTTTTTCTTTTGTAAATAAAAGAAAACTATTTAAAACCTTCTCGGTATCTAAACTTTGTCCTAAATTAGATTTAATATAATCAACTACTTGTGTAACAAAATTATATTCTACACCAAAACAATTAAGGTAAAACCCGATACGTTCTACCAAATTGGTGGTTAATTGGGTGCCCGTGTAATATTGTCTCTTCTCATATGGAGGAACCATAGCCACTCTGCCCCTGTATCTAAACAAGAAATTAGGGTCATACACTAGAGTTAATAGAACCGATCTAGAAGTTTTAACAGATCCCGTATAGAAAAGGGGGTTAAAACTACGAGGATCACGACTAGGTACAATGTTATAAAGACCAGTATAAGGTTCTCCATCTAATAATAATTGAGGTGAAGGAAAAGGTTCCCCTCCCAAATAAAATGCATCAGGAAATTCTCGCACTAAATCAAAAATAATTTTATCTACTGCATACTTAATATTCGTATCCATACTCGTAGTAGAGTAATGAGGGATACCGAATTTAAGAGCTACCTCAGGAGTGTAAGAAGTAAAATCCTTAAAAGTATTTGAACTAGTAGCTAACGAATAATACATTATATCGGGAATATAGGATTCCCATAACTCAGAAAGGGTGTTACTAGTTGTAACATTAAAAACACCTGTAGAGAACACGGTATCCAACAAATATTGGATTGATCTCTTAGTACCTTTCATTTTATAAATATAAACTGCATTCCTTAGCTGAACTCTCCACTTATCATAATCAGCCCCAATGTACTTCCAACCAATAAGCTCGCCTAACAACTCCAGGAACTCTTCAGGACACTTACCTATATCATAAAGGAGACTAAGCTCATTTTGTTCAGCAAGAGTATCAGCAAATCCAAAAGACATAGCCTCTAAAAATCTAACTAATGGACCAGCCTCTTCTGTGTCTGTGATAAGAGTTCCATCTAGGATAGCCGTAGAAGTAGTTAAATAAGTATCAAACGCAGTTTGTACTTTTCTATCAGGACTATTTAAATAATGAGGAGAGTATACAACAGTGTTTAAAGTTTTTAGTCTGTCTAATAATTGAGTACCGCTCGTATAAACTCCAGAAGGGGTGTTAGTACCTGAAACATAGTCTACGGGAATAACTCTATCAGATAACCCCCACACAGCCTCATTTTTCCATAGATACTCTTGATATAGATTAATAGTATCTTCTAAAACTACAGAACGACCAAACCAAAGTGTATTAGTTATTAATTCAGCTAAACCTGAGGAAGCATCATATCCATTAATGGGGCCTAACCTATTTAGGAAATATAACCATCCCAAATTATTGGCTAAATATTTATAAGTTCCAGAAGAATCACTAGCAAAAGCACCGTTTGTTAGTGCATACAAATCTGCTGTCGCATGATGACCCGTACAGACCATAGGTATAGAGGGCAAAAAAGTTCCACTTACATAATTTAAAAACTCTGCACTAGAAGTATAATCCTCGTATGAAACTCCTAAAGGGAGAAGTATATCCCTCATAAAATCATCAGGACTAATTTGGGCTGGAGACTGCTGCTTATGAAAATACTTAGCAAACCCCGAAGGACTATTAATAGCAGAGAGATGGGAATCATATTCTAAAGCAGAAACTGGCAGAATAGTATCTTGATTTTTATTAGCTAAGATATGAGAGTTAATAAGCTGATTAGGAAAAGAGACTTGGGTTCCACTAATGGCTTGTTCGTCTGAAAAATAAAAATTAGGAATAATTTTCCTAATAGCGTCTAAGTAATTTTGCTTAAAATACTTTTGAGAAGTTGCAATACTCTCAATATTGTCTTTAGCATTGACTACAGCTACAATCTCAGGAATAACCTGATTAAGGTCATTTATCCTAGATTTTTTTATGTATCTTCTTGACATTACAGGAGAACGGTATTAATTGTAAAGTTATTTAGTTGGATAATCTCATTAAAGTCTACAGAAGTAACATCAGGAAGGTTATCAACCGTAGCAAATCGCACATGAGGAAGTCTAAAAATTTCTCTAGTAAGATCCCCGCTGACAAAAGGTGCCCCAAACTCAGAATTATCAACATTAAAATATTGAAGGATGACGTTCTTTGTTTCTTGCTCAATCTGAGACTCTATAGATTTTAATTCTCTATCAATTCGAATGGTAACAACAATATCCAAAGTTCTGATTAAACCGTCTACAACTACCACCTCATCTGTTAACATTTTTTTAGGTTCTATCTCTTCTAAAAGTTCCTTTTTAAAAGTGGTAGAAGCTTTTTGTAGGGTGACATCATTAGCTCGTTCTAAAGTATAAACATCAATAATATTTCCAGAAGAAAAAGCATCTCGTACTACTGCTGTAGTCTTTCCTATAGTACCTTGTTTACTTCTAAAAGTATTTCCAATAGCAACAAAATCTTCTAAAGTAACTACCCTATCTTGTCTCTTAAAAGTATAAGGGGCATATTTTTTAGCGTGTTCCGCAGTCTCTGCTGACGAACCTCCTGTAGCTGCTGATATGTTTTCAGTAGTAAAAGTAGAGGTCCCCGCAACACTTAATTCTCCAGTAGTTTCTACGTTAATAACACCAGCACCTATATTACCTCTAGTTCCCCCTCCCACTCTATAAATAACAGTAAAACTTGCTCCTGCTGGGGGGGATATCCCTAAAGCATTATCCCCAAATAAAAGTGTTGCAGCATAATTCTCATCACTAATTACTTGAAAAATTTTATCATCAGTACCCGATGCTGAATACAGCCTATTAACTTGGGTATATGCCCCTTGGGCTGGGTCATCTGCTTGTGGAGTTGTAACATAAACCTGCACACTGCCATCAATAATGGGAGCGTCTGTTAGTGTAATTCTTTTATTTCCCTCTAAAGTATTAAATGTACCCTGTTGAACGGTTAAAGCCCCTTCTAATAGTGCTATATTATGAAAAACTAAATCTCCTTCAGCCTCCGCTTCCTCTAATGCTATACTGGCAATAGGATTTTGAATATCTTGAATTGCATTATTAACAATTTTATATAAAGTATAGTTAACAGGTGCCCCGTCTTCTTTAGAGGTTATAGCGAAGACCCTTTGGGAAGGGCTAAAAGTAACTGGGTACTCTCCCGCTAAACTAGTTTTATGTGTAAGCCGTGCAGAGGCTGCTGCTCCTAAAGGTCCACGCATATCCACCCCTACTAATTCTAAAAGCTTCTTTAAATTATTTCTAGTCTTAACTGTTCTTAAATAGTTTTCGTTAGCCAGCATGTCTCCCTTTAGAGAGAAGACTGTACCCATATATGCCACTACTTCTACTAGCATTAAACCTAAATCTGATTCTGAAAAGTTTTGGTAGTCTAAAGGATATACTGATTTAATATACCCCAATAAGTTTTCTCTAAGGGAATAAAAATCTGTTCCCGCATAATCAATATATTGATTTTTTTTACGGTCAGGAATAGTCCCTAGTTTCATAAAATCTGTGCTTGTTGTTCCTGAAAATACCATTATGCTACCTTAACCTCTGCGTCAAAAATATCTAAGGACCCATCCAAAAGTTGAAGGGTTAGTTTTACTACAATCTCACTTCGTACTGCTTCCAATTCATTAGATAAAACACTTATACTAATCACATGCGCCATACTAAAATAAGTTTTTAAAGTTTTTAAAATTTCTGTCTTAATAAGATAAAAAGTAGTTTCATCTAAAGGTTCAAACAAGTACTTCTGAAGGGAGACTCCATAATTTGGAAGCATTATTCTCTCTCCACGCTCACACAAAAGAAGCTGTCTTAAATTGTTCTTAATGAGGGAAAGACCTTGAGCCTTACTAAAATAACCCCCCTCATTTAAATTAGTTCTAAGCTCAGGAGGTTTACCTATAGCCGTTTTAAAAGAACCAGCAAGGGGATACACAAAACCATTCTTACTTTTAATTTTTGAAGTAATAACTTTCTTAACATTAATACTGGTTTTTGCTCCGTAAGTGTTGTGGGTAGTAGTAATAGCCATTTCTAGTATTCGTAAGTTCTAATATTGGTGAAAAACCCTCTCTGAGCTTTATAGTTCTTTAATGCCTCCGCAGCAGTAATCGCTCTATTATATAGTTTAAGACTTCCTAAGAACCCATACAAACCACTTTTTTTACCTCCCCATTTTCCTCCCATGAAATTCATCCCCTCATTAGATCCAGAAGAGTAGGTTCTGAGGTCTTTAGTATGCATACCGTCAGTATAACCTCCTCCTATAACCCAGGGAGTAAGAGCAAGCCTTGTTCTCCCGCTAGGTTGGGGACCGTCCCAATACCAGAAATCTCGGTATCCAAGACTATCGGGGGGAAACAAGGGAGCATTGGGGGGGAGATCTTCCTCATATTGGACATCGTAAAAGAAAGAAGAAGCATTTACCATAGAAGGGATTTGGGGAGGTCCTACCTCTCCAAAGGTCCTCTCTACGCTAGATGCAGTTAACAAGTTCCCATTTAAATAAATACTTACTAAATCTTGTCCGTAATCTACCGTAACGGTAGTATGAACAAAGCCACTAGAACAATCATTAAACATGTCTCCAACAGAAGTAGTAGTAGAAGTATCTATAGAAATCCCATAAAACCCACTAGGGGCTACTTGATCAGTAGGACAGTATTTAGGATCCCCAGAAGCCGCTAAGAAAGCAACCCCACTAGTATTAATAGATTGAGTAGGGCTCATATGAAATACAAGACCCTCAAGTATGTCATTATCGGCAGGATTATTACTAGGTCCAAATCCCTTAGTAATACGTCTATCCCGTGTAAAGCCCATTAACAATCCTCTGACAGTATCCTCATCCTTCTTAGGGCCTATACTCCAACTCTCATCAGTAGAACTATAAGTCCCTCCTCTATTCTCACAAGAAAGAACAACTCTGTGGAGAGCAGATAAAGACTGATCCCCATTCCATCCTAATCCATTAGCCTCGTCAAGGTCTGGTAAATGTGTCCAAAAATCAAACGTAGCTCCTGTCTTATTATATAACAAACTATCTATATCCGAATAACCGCTTTGAAGTTTTCCATATCCATAGGGTCTATATGCTGAATATAAATACTCATTGTTAGTAGTATACTTACTTACTTTAGTATTACCGTCACCGTTTACCCCAGAAAAGAAGTTACACATTCCTCTAAAATAAGGAAGTCCTATACCTGACGGGAACATACTATCTATAGAAGACGCAACCAATTGTGCAGCACCTTCGCTAGAGGAGCTTGTAGTACAGTTTATTGATAAATACTTAGAGGAATCTGGTTTAACTATATCTGCATCTAAAAAGTTATAAACACTAACGAGACCGTCTGTAGTAATTTGATCAGTTAAAGATAGCAAAGTTCCACTAGTCCCACTAACAGGAAAATCAGAAGTAATTATTTGACCAACTCCCACAGGGGGCACCATTAAACCTTCTACAGTAAAAGCGTCTTGAGGGATGTCACTCTTAATAAAAGTAGGACAGAGGGGGAGAACCATCCCAGAGACCTCACCAGGATTGAAAAGTAGATGTTCTTGCTTTTGTTTTTCAATTGCAAGTAAAGAAGCATCTAAATCTACGAAATTATTAATAGGGATCCGTCCCTTAATCGCTGGAGCATCAGTGGGAGAAAGTAGTACATGCACTTCAATTTGTTTTTTCCGTTTATTAATTTTTTTATCATGGGCAGCTACTTTAGCATAGAGAGTTTGGCGTTGATTAGTTAAAACGGCACTATCTTCAGCATACCCCTGTTGTTGAAGCTCAGTAATATAGGAGGAGAGATCATATACTTCTCTATTACGTTGATCAATAATAACCTGTAAGAAGTGATCTTCTGCATAAAAATCTTGTACCAAAGGACTTTCATTAATCTGATCTATATCAAAAGCGGTATTAGCCCATTTATTAAACGTAGCCCACTTTACAGGATCCCCCTTTCCCCCTAGGTTAGGGTTATAAGCATGCAACCACTCTACAGCATTAGCAGGGACTCCAGTTCCAGGAATAGCATTACCAGAAGAATCATAGTAAATTGCATTAACAATATTAGTAATACATCCAGAGTAGTCTAATCCTCCTCCATAAGAATCATAGTAAACCCCCGTTTTAGAGAATAAAAATTGTCCATCTTTTGATACAGGAGGAAGCATACCACTAGAATTAATAACATCTACAAAAGGATTAAAAGCATCTCCAGATAAATCAGGAGGAACAATAGGGAATCCATCACGCCCCACTTCCGCATCTACTAGATTAAAAGTAGTGGCCCCAGAAAGAGCTTGTCCCAAGGTTTGACCATACCACGGACTATTTGGATCATCGTTTCTCATGTTTTTCCAGAAAACGGGCTCTGGATTATTCTCTGGGTCTGCCAAACGAGCTTGTTGAATTTCTCTAATGTTTTGTTGTTGGGCGTCTGCTTGAGCCACAAACCCAGCAGCCTCCTCTAAAATTTCCTTATTTTGATCATAAATCAAACTAGCAGCCTTAAGTGCTGGAGGGGGTGCGGGGAAAGACTCCACGATATTCCCGTTTGCATCCACCATGTCAAATCCAGCCATCTTATCTGCAATAGCAGAAGGCCCTTTTTGAAGAGCGTTAAAGGATTTCATCTTATCTATACACGATTTCATAACATCAAGCTGATTAGCAACATTCTGTCCTATAACCCAAGCTTCTGCTCCAAAACCTAAGATAGTACCCAAGCCATGTAAGTTATCAAGACCTTGTAGTAAATCCTGCTCTACCCCCTGATTTGAGGAACTAGAAACAAACACAAATCTTCCCAAAGTAGTATCGTATTCAATAATTCCAGTATCCAAGAACACCTTTCTCATTATATCTTTGAATACAGAATCAGCTAAATTTTTGCCATCTTCAATTCCTGAATTAATAGAGTTTAAGACTGGGGAGGGGAAAGCGTTTAAAACATCTTTAGCAAAATTTAACATGCACTGAGGAACTCCAAAATGGGTTCCCATAGCATCTAAAATAGGGGTTGGTGAGCTTGTAATAATACTTGCTGCTTTTGAAAAATCGAATGTTGCCATATTAGTTCCTAAGGAGTATACCCTCCGCTATTCGCACCGTCTGCGTCATCATTTAAATAGATATTAGGGCCACCATCTATATGTACGGCCCCACCATTAATATCTACTTCCTTTCCATTAATTTCTACTTCGGTCGATCCATTAAGTTGTACCAAAGGGGCGTTAATTTCTACTTCTAGATCACTCTGAAGTGTAATCTTTTTATTTGCTACTATATCTACTGTTCCTGCTGATTCTACAATCACCCTGCTATGAGGTCCTGGGGTATGTATATGGACAACTGAATCCTGTTCTAAAGCACTTAGAGATATGTTGTTATGGTGAGACAGTAATTGAATGCAGCCCGTACTTTCGTTTCCAAAAACTCCCTGTCTACTAGCCTTATACCCCCCAGCACCAGGATCTCCTAACCCAGTAGAGGGGTTCCCAGCCCCATCAGTTCTTCCATCACAGTTGATTCCTCCACCATAGGATTTAGATGAAGTAGATTTATTTTCAATCTCTACATTAAGACCATCCTCTACCCAAATATGAAACCTATTCATTAGAGTATACATATTCACAGGGCCGTGCGTTCTCATATGGTACTCTCCTTGAGCAAAGGGACTTTGATTACTCATACCGCTACTCCAAATAAAGAAGTCCTTACCCCTGTGTTCGTTTGTCATAACAATCCCATCTACAATGGGACTGTCAACAGCCTCAATCCGTTTTCCATTTCCACTCATGATCCCAATTCTATGATCTTGAAAGGGGTTCTTAGCTCTTTCCGTAGAGTTATACCTATCTGAAATTTTAAAAGCATCCCCCCTATAGTTTGTAATACCAATAGCTTCTGGTGTAATTCCCTTTCCGTCATACATATCTTGGAATCTTTGAGGCCATGCGCCCTTCTGGTCTTCTGTCATTTCAGGGAACATCCCCTCTGGAATATTTGGTCCTGCTAATCCAGGCTTATCTTTTTCTACATAAGATATAAAATCTTCCGCAGCCTGAGGTAACTCAGAAATATCTAAAGGTACATCCTTATTAAGACCTGTAATAGCCCCCATTACAGAACCTACATAAAAATTTCCTCTAAGCTCATCCCCCTCAAGGTTTACTGAATCCTCATACAAGCATAACACTTGGCTACCCGCTGGAGGTATTGCTACAAATCCTTCCTGACTATTGCCATAAGGTGTGACATATCTCACATCTTCCGTTTGATCCTTCCCATTAGACGATAGTTTAAATACAGCTTGGAAGATACCCGTTCTGGTAACATCAGCCTTACTCTTTACAGTCCCTATTTTTAATCTAATTGCCATTTTATGTCTCGTAAACCTCTTTATCTTCTTTAACTAATGCAGCCCCTTTTCCTGCTCCTTTTATAATTAAAAATTCTGATTCAACCGTATCCGCACTTATAGTGTGTTTAAAACTTAAAAGAGTATAAATACCGCTAAACCAAGTTGAGGGCTTATTAATAGAACCGCTTTCTGATACGGCTTTCGTAAACTGCGGTTCTACACAGTATAATAGACAAGCTCTAGTCATCACTCTTCTCATACTAGCAAGATTAAAAAGTGGAAGAGTTGTAATCCTCCCTGTCATTGCTGAATTAGTAATTTTATCAGCAACCTTCATACTATGAGTTATAAAGGGCTTAGAGGGGGCATTTCCTGGCATATTTTTAGTTGATAAAGGAATAGGATCTGGTTGAGTAAAAAGAGCAGAGAAGGCTTTCCACATAAATATTTTAAAATTATCTTTTGCTGCGTCTCCCTCAAAAGTCATATCCTTTATATCTACAAAATCTTTTTCTCCCAAACTATTAAAAATAGTATTCCACTCATCAAAGTCCTGAACATCATCCCCATTCCACCAATCCGCATCATAATAAGGTTCAATCAGTTTCCAAAAACCCTTAGGCACATTATCTTTATCTTTATCAGCTAAATCTAAATTAGCCATTTTTTGGAACATTGCCGTATAAGTTCCTGCGAAATCTTTTGGAACAATTCCAGCCACCTTCGCTTGTCCTGGAAGGGAGCCTGCTGCTCCTGTACTCATAGCTGCGAAATAAATTCCATCAATATCAATATCTACACTAAGAACATTAGGATTCTTTACCCCAAAAGTAAATACTGGCATTCGTGACGATTGTAAAGGCTGGTTCTTTTTCAAACTAGCAAGACTGTTACTCTCTAAATTGGTATCTTCTGTAAGAGCTAGAGCATCCTCAAGATCCCCACTATTCATAGGACCAAAAGGACCAATCCACGGTATGGGATATACTAAGTCTATTACATTCTTCATATAGCCAATATCTAATCCATCAATAACATCTAAAGGATGGACAGTTTGTACCATTTTGGTTTCAGTAAACCACTCAATATTATCCTGACTCAGTGTAGGCTCCTTATCTTTGAGATTCTCAGATGTATCTAAACCAAACTCCTGAGCCATTTGTTTACTGCTATATTCCAGCATTCTAGCTTCCAGAAAGTTATTAATAAAAACATTATCTCCCCAATAAAGTAAGGGTTCTGCTGGAGTGTTTATTAATCCCGATCTATGCATAATTCTTAATAACTCAAAATCTGTTTCTCCTTTTACTTGTGTTAGAAAATCCATTTTTGGTGGAGAGTCGTCTGGGGCAAACTCTTCAATTTTATTTTGAATCGCTTTTCCAACTGCTGATAGTTTTTCTAGAAAGGTCTGGGAAACGTAATCACATTCCATAACTGCTTTAATATTTTTACTCTCAAACCAATCTCCAACATCTTCTACACATTCACACTCTTCTAAATTTTCAAAAGTATTCTCCCCCACAGGTCCGTTGGAGGAATGAACTCCTGGATTCATAGAAGACTCAGTGGTTTGACACAACTTCATCCCAATTCCCTCTAAAGCCTCACCAAATCCCTTAAGATAATCTACCTCAAAATCAACATCAATTGTAGTATCCCTTTTTATCCAATCAGGGGCTCTCCAACTAGCACTATTAACACAGTCCTCTAAATACTTCTTAAGATGCTTATCTAAATCAGGAAAACAAACTAAAACATTATCATAGTTTGTACCGTTTTTAATAAACTGTGTTATAGCATCTTTTACTACTTTATGAAAACTTGGTCTATTGGGCCGTCCCAAGTAATAATCAATATCTTCTTCAGCATAAGCATCGGTATCAATGTCAGGAGAAACTCCTTCTACTTGATTGTTGGCTTTATAGATCTGTTTATATTTATCAGCATAAGCTTTGGCTGCATCCTTATTAAATATTCGATAGGACTCTCCCTTTGTAACAAGACCCTTTGTAAATAAGGATCCAAAAGGTTTAACTCCCATTCCCTGCACAGCATTAGGGTGCGCACTTACCCCTTGAAATTTCAATTTTAGAGTGCGAGGCTCTGGCCCAGCAAAAGAATAATCAACCCCTATAATTCTTCCATAACAGTGTACAGGAGCCCAGTCTATCAAGTCATCTCCACAACCATAAGTAATATAAATAGGTCTTTGAAATTGTGTAGTGGCTGTTGCTAACTGTTTATTGAGGATCTCAATAGCGGCATCGTTCTCATTAATAGCTTCTCCCGCTTCTACCTCCCCCTGTAGCCCTGTATTTTTAGAAAATAATGTTTCCTCTTCCCCAATTTTATCTTCTACGGCTGCTAATTCGTTAGCTAGTTTTTTTAGTTTTTCAGCAGAACCATCAATATTGTTTAATCGCCTCTCTTCTTTTTTTAGTTTGGTTCTAAGAGATTCTTGAAAAACTAGATCATTTTTCTTTTTAAGAAGATTTCTACCCACTGGATTATTTTTAATATCCAAAATTCCTTCTACGGTGTTATCCAACATAGCCTGTTCAAAGACTCCCTGAGGGTCCATGAGTTCTATCTCTACACGAGCGTCTGATCCTTCCCCACCTACTGAATGGTTAAGGGAAATAAAAGTAGATCCAGGGGCATTATTAAAAATATAGGTTTGAGGATTAGAGGTTATAGTAGAACCAATAAGATTTAAACCTAGTTGAGCCTGTAGTCTAAAGGCTTCCTGTTGATCTTTATATATTTTAAACGCTTCTAAAGATCCCATTTCCTGAAATTTAATCATAACTTCAGGGTCATAAGACATGACAATGTTTACTGTGGGAACAACTTGCATATTTATATTATAGGCTTATAGGGATTCTAATAGGATCTCCAGCATTTAACGCTTCGAACACATCAAATGTCGAATTTCTTTCGCAAACTACCCACCACGCTGCTGGAGTATCTAAATACAGATTAGAAATTAGGTCGGGTCTATGCTCATATCCAGCGGGTATTTTACCAGAAAGACCTTTAAAAGATCGACTACTCCCACTTCCTCCAAAAGTATTTTCATATTGAGTACTACCAACGCTAGTAGGAATACGAACTCCTTTGTGGGATATAGTTACATATCCAAAACCACTTCTATTTCCAGGATATTTATTTTGCATATTTTAACCTTCAGACCAAAAGCCCTGTTCTGGGAGAGGATCTGTTGTGTAGGGTGAATTTATAGCACTCTCCCATCCTGCAAGATTATCTCTCGTTAAAAATTTTGCAGGTTCGTACTGTCCGAAATCCCCCACCCTCACCTCTTCTAAAGTTAGAGCCACCGTTAAGCGTCTGGGGGTAAGGGTTTCTAAATGATACCCCGCTTCCTCTTCCCAAGATAGATTATAGGATTTACAGATACAAGGAACACTTTGATACAGAGTTCCAAAATCTAATCTTAGTAGAGGAGGACCATACAAAGGATTAGTAGCCTTATTAGTAACAGAAGTTCTTAAAAGAGCTATAAAGAATAAAAGAGTATCAATAACTTTATGTATTTCAGTTACAGCAGATTCAGGTAAATCAACATTAGCTCCAAGAGGTCCTAATACCGAATTCAGGACCGCTTGGGTAGCTTGGTTTCCATAAAGAGTAGATAGTTGAGCATTATTTAAAAAGGATCCTTCTGATTCTGCTAGTATAGACAAGTAAACTTTTTCTACAGCCTTGGATAAAGAATTTGCAGCGTCACCTTTTTTTTGCATTGAAGAAAATTTTGCGTTTTGAGTAAACAACAATTTCTCAGACTCCTTTCCAGAGTTAGCAAAGACTCTCGTAAACCTATTAATTCCCATCTCATGCATTGCTAAGTGGGGCAAAGTAAAATGCATCTTAACCTTTATCTTTCTGGAAGACGCTCCTGTATAAGCAAACAAACTTCCTGCTCTTCCAACAGGATTATACTCAGCATAGTTAGCACTTTGAGTTTCTGTAATAGTGGGATTTTCATAGAAGGGCAAAAAGATAAGAGGTTCTGGATCTCCTCCATAATGGAAAACGATACGAGACCGTTGATCCATTGCTCGACTATGAAACATTTTTCCGTAAGTATCAAGATTAGCCATTAGAGGTCATTCCCCACTGCACCCTGTCCCATAGATCGTCTTTCTACACCAGGAGAAACTCTACTATTAGCTATTTGTCGGTTTCTTTGATTAATACCATGTGACCCTTGATCATTATTTTCTTGGGACAGTTCATTAGCATCATGTATAGCTTTGACTATAGCCTGTAAAAGCACTATTGTCTCTTGGGCCTCCGCTCTCATCCTAGGACTATCTGTATTCTCTTTCCTTTGTTGTTCTCTCGCTATATTGTCTTTTAATCCTTTAAGAGAAGTACCTGCGGGTACATGTGTACTACCAGATATAGGATTACCAAACATATCCGTACCAGAATCCTCTATAGTAAACTCAGGAGAATCTTCTCTACCATAAGGACCAGCCATTGCCAGTCCCCCCATTTTTTCAATATCATCAGTAGATAATTTACTTAACCCCGTTGCTGTTGCGTTTAATGCAGAAGGAAGTTTATTAAGAGAGTCTACTAATTTATTAATATGTTTAGCAGCTTTTCCCATCTTTACTAGTTTTTCTACAGGATCATCTCCTGCGGTAAACATGGAGAAGAATCCAGAAACGGCTCCTCCTGCGGAAAGTGCAGACAATCCTGCTGCAACAGAGAATAAGGCTGGACCTAATAGGAAAAGACTCATTATAGAAACTCCTGCTAGTGCAGTCATTACAACAGCTAGTTGTTCAAGTCCTGGTGCGGCAATAGCGATAGCCACCGCTAAGGGAATTAAGGCCAATCCTAATACGGCAAATGCTGACGCTCCTGCCATAATAAAGGGAGAAAGAAATGCCGCTCCAGTTGCCGCAGCGGAAAGTACCACAAGGGCTCCTGCAAATGCAAACATTGTATCCATACCTACACCCTTAAGTAAACTAAATCCAAAGGCCAATGGAATAAGGGAAGTACCTAAGGCTAGAAAAGCAAGAGAACCTAAGAAAATAGCCGCTGAAAGGCCCCCTGCAATGACCGCTGCTGCACCTAGAATAATTAAGGCCCCAGAAAAGGCAATCATCTGTCCTATGCTAATGCCTTCTAGTAAACTAAATGCAAGGGCTAAAGGAATAAGAGCAAGCCCTACTAGTCCTAATCCTGCTGCACCTAGAATAATTGCTGAAGTACCAAAGGGTTTAATACCCATCTTAGCGAAAAATAGAAGGGTTAAGGCTAAGGCAGTAATTGTTTTGAACCCTACACCCTTCATCATCCTTAAAGCTATAGCTAGAGGGATAAGAGAAGCCCCTACTAGGGCTATTCCTAATGCACCTTTAAAAACTTTTCCTTTGGAAAAAGCTTCAATTCCTTTGGCAATTCCAGTAAGAGTATTCTGTATTAAGCCTCCTATTCCTCCTCCAATACCTTTTCCTAAATCAGCTAAACCTTTTCCCATCCCAGAAAGACTCTTTCCCCAACTTCCAACATCTTTTGAAGCAGCACCTCCACCACCCCCTCCCCCCGAAAAACTAGAAACCTTACCCACAGCCTTAGATTTAGCAGTTGGACCCTCTTTCCAACTTTTTTTCAAACCACCAAAGAATTGACCGGGTTTGCTTTTCCAATCCTTAATACTTGGTGCCTTGGTGATCCTACCTCGCCCACCTTTCCATCGACCCCCTCCACCCATACGCTTATCAAAAACCTTCCCTAAAGGGTTAAGTAAAGCATCTTTGGCCCCTCTCCACATACCCCCAGCGGCAGCGGCACCTCCCCTGAGAGCCCCCCCTACTCCACCAACTACTCCTTTAGCTATCATTACTGCTTTAAGAGCCAGTATACCTGCCAGAAGGGCTGCCATCCCTATTACAACTCGGACGGCAATAACTGTTGCTTGACGATGTGCTTTAACAAACTCCTGAACCCTCCCCATCACTTTGTAAATTACCTTTATTAAAGGACTAAAAGCTTCATCTTTTATAGATTGCCAAGTAGTTGCAAATTCCTTACTAACAGCAGTTCTCTCTGCGACCATAGCACTATAGTCTGTCATGGTCATGCCCATCTCTGTAGCCGCCTCACTCATCCCCTTATAGACCATAGCTCCCTCAGCCATAGCAGGACCAAGAGCATCAGAAACAGCCTTGTACGCGATTGCAGGGTCTCCTGTGCCTTGCAAATAAGACTGGTACATATCATGAGCCGCCCTACCCGCAGTTTCAACCATCATTAGGGCATTTCTAGTTGCATCCCCTTCACCTTTAAGAAGAGCTTCCCTATCTGCACTAACTCCAAGTATCGACGCTGTAATAGCCCCTTCTGCTGATAACATAGAATCTAGAAATTTAGTACCAGACTTAGCCATTTCTGGGCCAAGAGCAGCACCAATTGCAGCACCCGCTTCTAAAATCTCAGGTCCAATATTAAGAAGAGAATACATCTTCATGGAACCTTTTAATTCTCCAATAGCCCCAACTAACTCTTCTGTAGTCATTCCAAATCTTTGGCTTAAAGATTGGACTGAACTATGAAGATTGGTTTGTTGCTCATTGGACATTAAAGTTCCAGCAGTCAATCCTTGCATCTCTTTCATTAACTTTAAGGAGTTGCCTCCTGTAATTTTGGTTTGTGCGAGGAGTAAATCAGTAGCCTGATTAGATCTTCTAGAACCTGCCGCAAACTGTTCCCAACCTATCTCAAGAGCTTTCCCATACCCAGTTATACCATTAGTTAGATTCTGGGTAGTAGAAGACTGCTGCTCCATAACCTTAGTTAAGTTTAAGCCTCTAGAAAGAGCTTTCTCTTGCATTTTCATGCTATTCTTAACAGCAGTAACAATCTCCTGCGATCCCACTGTAACAGCTTTCCCTACTACAGGAATAGCCTTTGCCGCTCTTTTTAAATTCCATAGACTCTTTTTTGAGTGTTTAGTCATACCAGAACCAGTACTTGCTTGTTCATCTGTAGCATCTGCTATTTGTTGTAGTATAACAGTATGAGATGATAAAGCTAATGCAATATCTTCTAAGCTCTTTGCTAGATCTGGATTATCTTCTGGGGGAGGGGCCATTTTACTTTCCTAAAGCTACTTTATATATCTCTTTCATTTGTCCTAATTTGTAGGTTCTATAGCTATCTATTCCTAATAATTTAATCAAACTTTTCTTAATCTTACCGTAATAAGAAGATTTACGTCTCTTCTTATATAGGTTCTCTATGATAGTATCAATAACAACCTCAGAATCTCCCTCTAGCTTAAAACAACTTACTAACTTATCTCCATATTTTCCTGGGAACACCCCATCTCCTCGTTTACATCTTACGATCAATATTACTCTTTGTCCCTTTGTTCCTGGAAGTTTATTTGTAGGGGCCACATAATATCTAAAAATAAGAATATCCCCAGGAGTCATCCTGTCAGCACTCGCTGGGGTAGGGGTAAGGATCTTCTTCCTGTCCCCTCCAACAGATTTTAAAAAACTTTGAGATTCTTTTGAAAATTGGACCATCTTGCCTCTAATATAATAAGAACGCTTTAAACATGAATACAGATATTGATTTAATAGATTTTATGGATTTAATTAACTATACTTTACATAAAGACTTTGTAGAGAAATGGAGATATAAGTATTCAGAAAAATTTATTAAGCACTTTCAGATAAAGATATTAGAATCCTTAACTAAACAGAAAGTAATAAAATTAAGTAGCTTATATAATTATCTAACTAAAAAGTGTAGATACTCGTCTGAACAAGTAGAAAACTTCTTTGGCTCTATTGATATAAGTATATACTACCCATTAATAATAAATGACAAACCAAGATAAAAACGAGATTTTCGAATATCTAATCGCTGCCGAGATTACCGATAGTATGCCAGGAGTAGCTAATTTTTTAGCTATGCTATACTACGGAGGGATAGCATTGATAGCTATCGCTAGTGGTGTTATATTACTTCTTGGTGCGTTTGGTATTCTTTAACTGCTGCATACGCTCTTCACAGAGTCTACCAGAGTTAAACTCAGGACAGATGTTCTTGTAGCCACACCAGTTGCAGAACTGATTCTGCATGGCTTGAAACTCAGCCTTCTTCATTTTTCTAATCTTCCAGATTTGATCAACCTTCTCTCTAAGGTAATGCCTAATCTGGTTCGCAGAATACTTACATGTGACAAAGTTATTGGTGACGGGGTAGTAGTGAGCCACCACAATGTCACTCAAGGGCACTCCTAGCAACTTGTGTACCGCATAAGCATACCCCTGCATCTGTCTGTCCTGGTACAGGTCCAATTCAGATAGCTCCCTTTTAGAGGTTTTGTAGTCGATTACAAGATACCCTCCATCCTTGCCTTTAATCACACGGTCAATGATCCCGTTGAGCTTAATATCCTTTTCTTTATCATGGATAATCTCGTAGACCATTTCAGTAGCCACCGTTTCTGCCAAGGTGGCATTAAAACGCAGGAAGTTCTCTAAGCACTTCTTGGTCTTAGGAGCATAAGATTCCGAGAAAGTGTAGTCCTTTTTAGCACTTTCCGCTATAACAGTGAGGTCGGCAAGGCTCTTTGCCTCAAAGCCATCCTCAAAGATTTTATGTATGAACGAACCAAAGTGAAGCGGGTCAGTATTTCGATCCCCCTCTTTAAAACGATCAATGTACCGATAACGGTACTTAAGTTGACATTCTTTGAATGTCTTGGATTTTGATTCGGAAATTGTATTTATGAACATAGTTGCACCTCAGTTTATTAGAGACTACTTACTTGAGAAGTTCAAGGATAACTATAGATTGTCCTCTGGGGATACAGAGCTAATCGTACCCTCTGTATTTATCTCTGATGACTACAAACGCCACATGAGCATTAACTTAGATAGTGGTCTGTGGCAATGCTTTAAGAGTGGAAATAGAGGTAACTTCGTCCAGATCTATGCTTTCCTAGAAAGTATTACATATAATCAAGCAGAAGCCGCTCTCCTCTTTAAAGACCTAGAAGGGGATTTCCCGAAAAAGTTAGAAATAAAAATCTCCGCACCGAGGGCCGAAAGAGAAGATCTGCATCTTACCCCTGTAACTGTAGAGGACTATGAGACTGAAGACCCCCTCATGCAAAAAGCGTGGACCTTCTTATACGAACGCGGTCTCTTTAATTTAGACACAGGGGAATCTAAGTATTATGTGTCCACCCAGGGCCGATACAAAGGACGGTTAATTATTCCGTTTGAAGAAGATTCGGAAATTTTTTACTTTCAGGCCCGTACTCTGGGCGACGAGACACCTAAATACCTTAACCCCTCAGAAGGCTGGCCTAAGCCTTCTCACATCCTATATCCATATGACACAGAGGCTGACCATTTAGTAGTCTGTGAAGGACCGTTAGATGCTGTCTCTCTCCAGATTCAGGGGATTAATGCTACTTGTACTATGGGGTGTTCTGTCTCCGAGTACCAAGTAGAAGCTCTTAAAGAATTTGAAGGTAAAATAATTATCGGGTATGATAATGATGATGCGGGAAAAAGAGGGGTAAACAAGTTCGACTACCTCAGACGCATAAAAAGGATGGCAAATCTCTACATTTGCCATCCTCCTTCAGAAGTAAACGATTGGAATGATGCCCACATTAAGGGCACCGACCTAAGTAGATTTGTCACCGATCATACTAAAAAGTATGATTACGACTATCTCATGAATCACCTCCTTACGACACTGTGAGATAAAACAGCGGGCTTAATATATATTCATTTAACAAGGTATACTTCACCTGTACACTATAGGTCCCTGTTAAACTTCCGAAAGTTCCATTTGTAAACGCTTCAAGATTTTTTAAATTATTTGTAGGCCAATTATAGATTAGGGTATTATCTTTAGTAATGGTCATAGCCCCATTTGTGATTGCTTCAAATGGCCCAGCAAAAGCAACATCTTGATTTACTTTTTTAATGTTCACCGTAGCACCCGTTATAACCGAATCTTTAAAAATATCTTGGACATTCTTAGGTATGTCATGATTTTGGATTGTGGTTTCTGTTGTAACTTTAAGGTCAATTGTTTCTCCTAGCCTAACATGCTTATTCATAAGCTTGTTAGAAGTATTTAAGAGAAGGGGTTCAGTGAAAGCAAAGAAGGTATCTTCGTTTAATGAAAACTGATTCGTAATTACTTGATACTTAGAAGCAGAGTTTAGTTTTACCGTCCATAGATCAACATAATCATTAACAGCAGATAAACTAGCAGCGGCAACTTGAGTACTGGTAGTATAGTCCCACCCCGATAAAGCCAAGGTTTGATCTAAAACAACAACATACTCCCCTTGTCCCATCCTATAGATTCCACTAGCCGTTACTGCGGGAATATAATTAGTAACATTAAAAGCATCTTCACAAGGGGTGCCTACATCAGTACCTGCGGTAATAGTACAGTGGGCCATAGTTCCATTTGGATTAGTACCATAGGCAGCAAAAGCCATTTTAGGTGTTGCGGTCACTAACCCGTCAGTACCCGTGACACTTAGAGGTGTCAGGGTATCTCCTTTTCTAAATAGTTGCACACTACTTATTTCATAAGGATCTACATAGGCTCCATCATTAATGAAATAAGTTCGTAACCCTACTATTTGGCTAACATTAGGTCTGTTCCCTCTATCTACGACTGTTGTGGTGTTTACTTGCATTGTTTTGCTCTTCTATCTCTTGGGTTAAGAATTCTAAGAAAATAGCCCGTTCTGATCGAGCCATCTCCTTTACATCACCATAGGTGAAGTTGGAGTGCTTTACAAGTATATAGGCTTCATATAGCAGATCTTTTAATTTAAAAGACCCAACTATTTCCCTGTAAAAAAATCAGCCGTGATCGGTAACTCCATTACTTCGTTATGACTGCAATAATTGCACACAAAGCGTACTTTTGTGTCCACTCCATATTTGGATGCAGACATCCCATCCAAAAGAGTATGAGCATCTTGCAGAGGTAATTGTGGAAGAACTTTAGAAATAACACTCTTTTCAGCGTGTCCATCAATTTCTTCAACAAATCTCCACAAATTAGTTATAGCCTGATCAGCATTAGAAAAATAGTTTTCATCTTGAACCCTGGGGAATCTAACTTTTACATCTTTTTCTAATACAGATAAATGAATTGTAATCGGCTCATTTAAATCATCCTCAACATAGGTAACAGGCAAAGCATTGAGTTGGAATGTAATAGCATTATCCCTTTTACAGGAGTTACAATTAATAGCAGCATTATACTTTTCACCGTAGGAAATCTCTCTCAACTTCATAATCAGAAAGAGCTTGTCCATTTGAAGCAACGCCCCCACATCAATGTTACTTACACACCTAGCTAACAAAGTATTAAGAACATCAACATTAACATTTTTTTTGCTCATCATTGCTCGTTCATCCTCAAAGGTCATGGGCCGAAGAGAGATAGGCTTTGATGAATCTTTCAGGGTGTAAAATTTATTTTTTGACGGAAGCTCTACCGCAACTTCCTCAGAAGAAGGCATGTTAGCTAAAATGTTATCAATGATCTCTTGTTCTGATAATTTCTTGAACTTATCAGCTTTTTCCTTTGGCTTTTGTGTTTTTTCACTCATAAAATACTCCTAAGTATTAGTGTGGGGTTACTCTATAATAGTCTGATGAAGATACATATAAATTCCTTAAAATCTAGGATAGTAACCGACAATATGGACCTTTTAAATGCTTTATATAGGTTATATTCAGAAAAAGTACCTGGATACCAATATTCTGCTGCGTATAAGCGTAGGCAGTGGGACGGTAAAACACATTTTATCTCCAGAAATGGAACTTTTAGGACTGGTCTTCTAAAACGAGTCTTAGACGATCTAAAAAAAATTAATTGTACCCCAGAATTAGTACTAGAAACCCCTGATTTAGAGGATTTTACCGAAAATTGGGACATTGAGGGGTTTTCTTACTATGATTTTCAAAAAGAGCTTATTTCAACAGGTCTTAGAGAAAAACGAGGAATCATAAAATCCCCCACAGGATCAGGAAAAACACTAATTATGGCAGGATTAGTAAAAGCCCTGGCTGGGAGGAAGATGGTCCTTCTTTTTAATGCAAAACAACTACTAACACAGACTTATGATTTTCTTACTGATACCTGCGGAATTGATAATGTTGGCCTATGTTATGGTGAAGGTTATATTTACGGAGATATTATGCTCTGTACCGTCCAAAGCATTGAAAAAATTCTCGACACACATTTGGAAGAAGCTGAAGTTTTGATGGTAGATGAGTGTCATGAGTTTGCTAATGGAAAAACTACTCTCGCTGCCCTAAAAGCCTTTCCTAAAGCTCTATATCGTCTGGGATTTACAGCTACCCCTCCCTCCGATATAATCCCTAAATTGAATTTGGAAGGTTCTTTAGGTCCAGTATGGGCTTCAGTTAGCACTGCGGCTCTTGTAGATGATGGAAAATTAACAAAACCTATTATCCAGTTACTGAATAGAGACTATACAGCTAGTGGATTAGATGAAGATAAAAGCTATTTAGAAGTTTACGATGATTATATCGTAAATAATGAAGAAAGAAACAATAAAATAAAGGAGATTGTAAATGACATTAGACAACATAGCAAACGAGCCCGTATCCTTATTCTTACCAAATCACTTGATCACGGAAGAACCTTGGAAAACTTACTTGGAGGGAATTGCGAGTTCCTTGAGGGGGCTGATTCGGTCGGACAGAGGTATAACGCTATATCTAGATTCAGAGGATGTAGAAAGTCTAGCGTCCTCATTGGCACTAAAATACTGCAAACAGGTATTAACATTGAAGAAATAACCCATTTCATAAATGCTAGAGGAATGAAGTCTGAAATAGCAACCCTTCAAGCATTAGGAAGAGCTTTAAGAAGACATGAAAGCAAAGAAAGGGTTTTTATCTATGATTTCATGGATAAAGAAAAATACTTGAGTAATCACTCAAGAGCAAGAAAACGGCATTATGAAAATGAAGGACATACGGTAACTGTATTATGAAAAATCCCGAAGAACTTAAAGAAATTATAAGCAAACTGAATGCATCAGAGCTTGAAGATATTCAATGGCTTCATACAGAAATGGCTACATTCTTAGAAAGTGATGAAGTAAGTAGTGAGGGTGTCACCAGACTAGAAAATATGATAAACACCCTCAATAACTTTAGGAGGACATATACTCAAAGAGTAATACGCCTCCATAAATTAGGACATATGGTAGATTAGCTTTTCTTTTCGCAGCAGTCTTCGCTTAAAACGACCTTTTCTGCTTTGCCCTTCCTAGCCTTCGGCATTCCCTCTGTACGGGATCCCCAGTCAGAGCGGTCCATACCACGCATTCTCTCCATGATTGCACCACGGGCTCTCTCAGGGCCTCTACGGGACTGTCTGAGGTCGTTAGCCTTGGCAAGGAATAAAAACCCAACCATAGCAAGTAAAATGTTCTCTTTCGTTAAATACTTCATATTAGTTCTCCAAGTTGGGAATTGTTATATCGGGGTTTCCCATTTTTAGTTTAAGACCCCAGTTTTCCATATCTCTCTTGGTCCAC